CCTGGGCGCAAGAGGACAAGCAGAACGAGCGCATTTTTTGGGGCACGATTTATCCGAAGCTGTTGCCGCTTCAAGTTGCGGGGCCGAGCGGGCAGGCGTCCACGGTGCGGCGGCTGATTATCGAACTGGACGACGCGCAGCCGAATAGCTGAAAAAGCTAATGGAAATGCGAATCATCCAGCGCGTGGAGACGGACGCTGAGTACGCCGAGCGGCTCATTAGAACTTGGGGGCATAGCCCGGCATGTAACAACGCCGGTAATCCTCCGGGCTGTACCTGTGTGGAGCAGATCAAGGCGCAAGTGGCGGTGTGCGTCAAAGCGCTGGCCGACAGAATCGACGCGGCTGCGCTGAGAGACTGCTACGAGCAGGTATTCGGAAAACCCTAACAAAAATGCGGAGTTCTCACCGTAGAGAATCACGTCGATGCCAGCGGTAGCCGAGGAGGTTGTCCGCGTCAAGTTCTGCGGCCCGCTCGCCGGGTTCATGCGGGACAAAACGCGGTTCATCGACCTTGAGGGCGCGCTGAACTGCGGGAAGACGACGGCGTGCCTCTGGAAAGAGTTTCTCGCAGCCCAGCAGCACCCCGGTATCTGGATCTACATCGGGCGCTTCGCGGACGGGAACAACCAGACCAAGCTGATTCCGGCGTGGGATGCGGTGTGTGAGGCCGCCGGGGTCACGCCCACGTGGAATCCGAAAGAACTCTATTGCGCATTTCCGAACGGCTCGCGAGTCTTCACATTTGGCCTGCAGTCGCCCGATCCCAGGCAGCGGTACAGCAAGCTTCGCGGCCTCGGGGTGAGTCGCATCTACATCGACCAGGCCGAAGAACTTCCCGACGACTTTTTTCCCGAGCTCGTGCAACGCCTTCGGCAGAACGGCTATCCCCATCAGTTGACGCTCAGCCCGAACCCGATGGATGAGAACTCCTGGTTGGCGGAGGCCTTTCCCGAGGACAACTCACGACCGAACCGCGCGTATTACTCAATCAGCCTGTTCGACAATGCGCACAATTTGCCGCCCGAGAAGGTTGAGGATGCGCTCTCCGCGTATCCGGTGACGCACGCAAAGCACCGAAGCGCCGTGTTGGGCAAGCGCGGGCTCAACGTCATCGGTAAGCCCGTCTATGCGGGGATGTTCGATCGCGCGCTGCACGTGCGCCCGCTGACGTGCAATCCGAACCTGACAGTTGAGGAAGCCTTCGACTTCGGGAAGCATCACCCGTGTTACCTCGCCAGGCAGCGCACACCCTACGGCGGCGTGCAGTACCTCGCTGGCATCATGGGACAGTCGATGTATCTCGAGGACTTCTTGCCGGTCGTGAACCGGTATCGATCGGAGTGGTTTCCTGATGCGGTATTCGAGCAGACGTGTGATCCAGCCGGCAGCCACGACAACAGCCATGGCGTGAAGGCCAACGGCGTCGATGTCCTGAAAGATCACAAGTTCAACCCGAAATGGAACGAAGGCGCGAACCGGCCCTCGGTGCGGCACACGATGATCGAGCGCACAGCGGCGTTGATGCGCAAGCGGACGCCAATGGGCGAGGCCTACGGCATCAACAGTGATCCGTCGAGGTGGCTGCGGGTCACAGGGGATGGCCGGCCGCCGGTCCGCTGGGCGTTCTTGGCAGACGGGGACGAAGCCGGCTACGTCTGGGATGAACACTTGGTGTCGGAAGGCTCCAAGCAGTACCGGAAGGCCAAGAAAGACGGCTGGTACGAGCACAGCCAGAACTGTAAGGAATATCTGGAATTGAATTTTGGAAGCGAGCCAAAGAAAGCGCCAGAGCCGGAGCCGCAGCCGTATCGGCCATCTTCTGTATGGGCGTGAATCATGGGCATCCTGGGCTGGGCGCTCGCGGGTGTGGGGCTGATCGCGGTGGTCGCCTTCGTGCGGTCCGTGCTGTGGATTGAATGCTACATCCGTGCATATGGCGGGAACTTCGGCGGGGAGGGGCCTCGAGACTCGCAGGAGGAGCACTTATCAGCGTCTATAAGGGAGATATGAACATCCTTGACTGGATTCTCGTCGGTGCGGGGCTTGTGACGGTCGGCTTTGTGTTCCTCGTGTTGTTCGTGTTGTGGGTTGAGAAGAATATCGTGGCTATGGATGGCCACCGTGGAGATGACCGCGAGTGGCGGAGGCGACCATGAGCGGTCGCGCCTATTCGCTCATGTTGATGGCGGCCCTTCTGGGAGGCCTCGTGCTGACCGATGCCATTATCCGGTCGCAGGCGCGCTGGGACCAGGCGTCGGCTGATCGGGCCCGTGCTGCGTTTCATGCGCAGCGAGCGGCGACGGAGTCGGCGGAATTGCAGACGTTACGCGCGGAGCATGAGGCCCTACTGAAGCGCGTGAAGGCGTGGGATGAAGAGGGCCGTGATTTGGAGCGCGCGAAATATGGGTGGCCGCGGTTTCTAGCGATCTGCGCAGGCCACGCCACACGATGAGGATCGAGGTGAGTTGGTGGATTGACGCACGGCGGGAAGGGTTCACGGCGCTCGGAGTCGTGCATCGTGACCCTGACGCGGATCGCGGGTTCCACCGCAGGCCGGAGATGCGACCGGTGACATCGCGGTGTCCGGTCATCATCTGCGGCCGCCGGTGTGATCGACCCGTCATGGGGCGCTGCGTGATCTGCTCGTCGTGCCGGTCCCGCAGGAGACCGTCAGCCCTGAAGATCGTGAAGGCGCCGCAATCGACGAATGGAGCACACGATGCCGAAATTCCTTGAGAAGACTTTACGCGCCGAAGCGGCCAAGAAAGGGAAGACTGGCAGAGCGGCCGACCGGTACGTGTACGGAACGATGAACACCATAGGGGTCATGCACGGCAATCAGGAGACTGCGAAAGGCGCTCAGATGGAAGCCAAGCATGAAGCCGAGCATGCGCCGCGGCATCGGATGGCCGGTTCGCACGATGGGCTCGTGATCACGGAGCATCACAGGAAAGCGAAGAAGTAAATGCAACTGTTCCTCGTGAACACTGACGATTCAGTCACTCCGGAGCACATACAGACCATATTGTCCGGCCGCGAGGCGCGCTTCGTGGTGTATCACATGCGCCCAGGTGAATCGGAGTGGGCGTGGAATCGAGTCGCCGAGCAGGTGCTGCGGCCGATGTGGGCGCAACTGTTCCCCATGAAAGCGAAAAAGACATGACGAAAAAGACACCAGCCATGAAACGACGCGGGACGAAACGCCCGAAAGGTGGTTGGTCTAGAGCCACGGAGAAGTCAGCCGGCGCGCTCCAGCAAGAGGTCGAAACCCTCCAGGCTGAAATCAGGCGGCTGCGCGGGGTCATCGATGAGATGGGCGCCAAGCCAGCCCCGAAGGCCCCGAAGGCTATTGGCGAGGCCCTGACCGTAACGGAGCACCATGTGGCCGCCCGGCTCGCGAATCTCGAAGCGGAAGTCTCGAAGCTGAAATGAGCGACGCCGGACTGCTGATTTCGACGCGTCAGCGTGTTGTCTGGACGCGTGACGAGCGGAAACTCATCGACCGCGTGGCGAAGGTGTTCAACGCGCACGGGGACAAACTCAAGTTCGTGTGCGGGAATATCACGTGCCCAGAGCCATCGATTGTGTTGCAGCGAGATGACAGCGCCCCGGGCGGGCGCGTGCTCAGATGCGGCTGTCGCGATCGAGTCTTCACGAGGTCCGCATGAGTGAGCCTGAAACGTTCAAAGTTGGCGATATCATTCAGATTCATCGCGGCACAGGCGTGCCGAAGGAATTAGAGGGGAAGTACTTCCGTGTTCTTGCGCGCGACAGACATGGCTGGAAATTATCACTGCCGTATATCGATGCGGCATGCACACGGCGCTATCACATCAAGGATGGCCGCCGGGCTTTAGCTGACTTCATCGACGAAGACGAAGCCGAAAACATCTAATGGACGACGATATCCTCAAAGAAATTCGCGAGCGGAAAGAGGCCTGTACGGCCGGCTGGCAGGAGATCCGCTCCGAAGCGGCGACGGACATGGCATTCGCGTCCGGCGATCCCTGGGATGACGACGACAAGAAGCAGCGGAAGAACCGGCCGACGATTGCTCCTGAGGAGATGGGGCAGTACTTCAACCAGGTGATCAATCATCTGTGGGCCAATCCACGCGGGATGAAGTTCGCGCCGGTGGGGAACGGCGCCAGCGCAGCCGGCGCGCGGTTCTACCAGAACAAAGCTCGAGAAATCGAGTACCGCAGCCACGCGAAGATCGCCTATACCACGGCTGCCTCGGACGCGATTCAGCGCTCGTACGGCTTCGTGCGGGTCACCAGCCGGTACGCCTCGCCACGGTCGGCGAATCAGGAAATCTGGATCGATCCGGTGCCGAATCCGGACATGGTCTCGCCCGATCCGGACAGCAAACGCGCCGATTCCGGCGACATGCAGTACTGCTTCGTGGAGGAGTGGATCGATCAAAGCGAGTTCAAGCGCGCGCACAAGGGCGCGAAGATTCAGAACGTCAGCGAGTGGGCCGCGCAGCATCCGGATTGGATTCAGGGCAAGAAGGTGCTTCGGGCGGAGTACTGGACCATCTCGACGCGGCTCCGCAAGCTCGTGCTCGTCCAGCCGCCGGCGCCTGTTCCTCCGATGGAGATATTCGCCGACGAGATCCAATCAGGCGCGCGGATTCTCCGCGATTTGCGCGACGTGGATTACCCACAGGTTCGGATGTATCTGACCAACGGGATTGAGGTGCTGCACGAACAGGACTGGCCCGGGAAGTATATCCCGATTATCTCGTGCTACGGCAAGGTCCTGTATGTCCCAAAGGGCGGGGAAGTCAAGCGAGTCATCCTGAGCATGACACGGTTCGGCCGGGCGCCGTGGAAAGCCTACTGTTACGCCGCGAGTCAAGAACTCGAAGTGTTGTCGATGATCCCGAAGGCACCGCTGATGGCCTATGAAGGGCAGTTTGCGGGCGAACTGGGGAAGCAAGTTCAGGAATCGATGTATGTGCCGAAGGCGTTCCTCTACGCGAAGGCGCAGACGGAGGCGTCGGGGGCGCAAATCCTGCCACTGCCGCAACGGGTCGACTATCCAGCCGGGCAACATCTCCAAGCGCTCGAAGTCGTCAAGGAAGGCTTCCGCCGCGCCATTCAATCCGCCATGGGCTCGAATTTCTTACCGACAGAGGCGCAGCGCCGAAACCAGAAATCAGGCATTGCGCTTGAGAAGATCGAACAGGCGGCTGCGACCGGCACATTCCATTTCGTCAACAACTACGAGGACATGATTCGGCAAGTCGGCGTGGTCTGCGAAGACTTGATGGACAAGATTTACGACTACGCGGGCGAAACCGGTGTCATGGAGGCGGACGAAACCGCGAAAACGGTTCGGATCAACACCGCCGAAGAGGACACGGTCAACACGAAGGGCGATTATCTCGTCACGGTGTCGACAGGCCCGAGCTCCGATAGCGAGCGGGAAGCGGTGCAGGACTTCACCGATAGCCTTGTGTCGAATCTGCAAGTCATTGCCGGTGTGGCCGGTCCGAAAGCCGCAGCAGCCGTGCTGGCGCGGTCGATTCGTCTGCGGAATGGCGGGCCGATGATGGACCAGCTCGCCGACATCGTGGAACCGCCGGAATACCGCGCGAAGGAAGACGGGAAACCGCCGTCGCCTGAACTGATGGCGATGCAGCAGCAGGTGCAGCAGCTCGAGCAGAAACTCCAGCAGGCCGAGCAGATGATCGAGACGGAGCAAATCAAGCAGCAAGCCACGATCACGAAAGCGAGACTCGATGCCGACATCGCGGCGCGAAAAGCCGCATCTGATCGCGAATTGGCGGAGCTGAAAGCGGCACATGATCTCGAACTGCAACGGATGAAAGATGCGACGGCGCTCGAAGTGGCTGAAATCAACGCGCGCATCAAGGGGCTGGAAATCGCGCACGACCACGAAGCCGAAGCCTTGGCGCAGTCTCGACAGCAGGCGCACGAAACCTTCCAAGCCGAACAGGATCGCCAGCACGCGTTGGGGTTAGCGGGGATCAAGTTGGCGGCCGCCGCGCCGAGACCCGTACGCAAGATACTCGTCACGAAGAATCTGACACGTGGAGCCGATGGCTTGGTCAGCGGATCGCAGGAATGGCATCACGAGATGGAAGAGCCGGTCTAAATGGCGCTGAATCCGAAGTACACGAATTTGGCGGTGAATACAAAAGCTGATGCGCTGGCGGCATTGGCGAATTCCGGCTTCCTGGACATTTACGATGGCACCCAGCCAGCGACGGCTGATACAGCGATTACCACGCAGGTCAAGCTCGCCTCGCTGGGCTTTGGAGCCACGGCGTTTGGATCAGCGGTGGCAGGCGTCGCCACGGCGAATGCGATTACGCAGGATTCCTCGGCGGATGCGACCGGCACGGCGACATGGTTTCGCGCCTATAAGTCGGATCATACGACCGTGATCTTTGATGGCAGCGTCGGGACGTCCGGAGCGAACCTCAATCTGAACAGCGTCGCGATTTCGAGCGGCGCAGTCGTGCAGTGCTCGTCTTTCACCACCACAGAACAAAAGGGCTGATCCATGGCTGTGCAGGTCATTGCGTCGTCCTATACCGACGGTCCTACGCTCACCGCAGCGGCGGCAGCGTCGTGTGTGCCGACCTACGTGCCGACGACGCTCCCGGCTGGCTATTGGCAGATTGGTCGTATCTGGCGGGTCACCATCACCGGCCGCGTCTCCGTCGTCGTGACGACCCCTGGTACGCTGCGGTGGGATATCCGTCTGGGGGGCGTGGTGGCGGCGGATACGCTGGCGGTACTGGGCCACGCCTCCGGTAAAACCAACGTGAATTTCTACCTCGAAGGCCTACTGACCTGTCGCGCAGTCGGGTCCGGGACATCGGCCAATTTAATGAACCAATGGATGCTGATGACCGAAGCGATCATCAACACCGCCGCCCCAACGACTGGCCCAGGTGGCGGCTACGCCTTGCCGTGGAATACGGCACCGGTGGTCGGGACAGGCTTCAACTCGCAATCAGCCCTGACGTTGGATTGTTTCTTTACGCAAACAGTCGCCACGGGATCGATGACCGTGCACCAATTCCTGATTGAGCAGTTAACTCCGTAGACGATGCCGATTCTCTGTCCGCCCTTAGCCGATCCGACTGATCGCGTGCTCCAAGGTGAGCAAATGCGGATGTCTGTCATGGATCGGTCCTGGCCTGAACTAGGGAGCGTGCGCGGGGGGCTGGCGGCGAGTGGCCTGCTCCCAATTGTGCGAGATGAAGATGGTTATGCGCCGATGAACTCCATGGCAGATGGCGACCGTCTCTCGATGCGCCGGTCTAAGAATGGGGAACTGCAGATGCGCGCCAACGCGGGGATCGCGAGCCCGTGTGGCGCGTGGATTTGGCTGGATTACACGCCGCTCGTCAATCCGCTCCTGTGGGCGGCGCAGCGGTGGGTGTTGACGGGCATCACGAAAGACTCAACTGGAGCCGCCTTGGGAAATTGCCGCGTGGTGGTGCTTGAGACAGGTCGCCTCGCAGTGAATGCGGCACCCATTGTGGCGGAGACGATCTCAGACGGCAGCGGCAACTATTCGGTCGACGTGCCGATGAACACGATGTATGAAGCGATCGCCTATAAGCCGGGATCGCCAGACGTCGCAGGGATCACGCGGAACGATCTGACGCCGGCCAGCAACGGATGACCGATATCTTTCTCTATTCTGGCGAAGTCATTCCGACGGATATCGTACTGTCGGATCCGACAACCACGCGCGGGGACGTCACTATTACCGGCACCGGCGATGAAACCGCGCCAGTCGGACTCTTGGCGGCGCAGGCGCTCGAAGTCTTCGTCGCTGCAACGGGGGATGAGACAGCACCGGTCGGGGTCCTGGCGGGCACGGCGGCGGAAGTCTTCGCGGCCAGCGGCGGCGAGACCGCCGCGGTCGGGTTGCTATCAGGAACCGCAGCGGAAGTCTTTGTTGCAACGGGTAGCGAGACAGCCCCAGTCGGTGAGTTGTCTGCGGCGGGCGCTGAGATCTTCGCGTCCGATGGCAGCGAGACGGCGCCAGTCGCCCAGATCGAGGCCATTGGCGATGCCGGCGGGGGAACGACAATTACCGGGACCGCCGAGATGTCGGCAATGCCGGCTGGACTGGACGGCGTAGGCTTCCGGTATGTGTCGCAGCGGCCCTATCTCCAGGCGCAGCAGGCGGCGCGACAGCGGCGACAGGCCTTCGTCATCCGTGGCACGGCCGAGATGAGCACTCGTCATGCGATGCTCATGGGCAGGGGTTCTGCGTCGCCGGTTGTGGCTGGCGCAGCCTGGATGACGGCCCCGCAGGGCACGCTCGCTGCGGTGGGTCGTCAACACGATGAGGCGGTCGCGTTGTGGCTGCTCGATATCGAGGACATCGCCGCATGAAGCGCATGAACACCGTCATGGCCGCAGCGTATTTCGGTGTGTGCCGGCGGACACTGGACGCCTGGATCGCACGTGGCTACGTGTCGCGGGATACGCGTGGTCTGGTCTGTATCCCTGACGGATTTGCTCCCCCACTACGCGAGTCGTCCGCGCGGTGTGGCAGC